TGATTAAGTGCTTTAATTGCTTTATGAAGATAAGAAAGAACTCTATTCTTATTTCTATCAACTAAACCAGAAGTACAGTGAGTAATTGAATCCTTAGCAATTTTTATAGAATTTTTACCACCCATCTGTCCAATCATTGAAGTTGGATGTTGTACTTTAGGTGTATAGATATAAAATTCATCAAACTCAGGATTAGGAACTTCTTCCTTATCAGTTTGTATCCTTATAGATGGATCTGTACCTGGTTTCTTTTTTTCTTGACGAATAAACTTTATTTTTAATGGATCAATATATCTTAAATCTTGTATGCCATCTTGAGGATTCTTTACATCAATTACTTTTAAATAATATAATTTACCATCTACATACCAATTACGAAAAATTTCATGAGACTTTCTATCAAAGTCCATTACTTCTTTAATATATTTAAACTCTTCTCTAATTTTTTTCTTAATAGGTTCTCCAACCTGAAGATTTGAAAGTTCTACTTCTACAGGAGAATCGTATAAATCACTAACTATTGCTTCATTTACTACATCTTCGATAGCACCATCACATTCTGGATGTAATGCCATCTCACGATATCTTTTAACTAAATCAAATTCTGAGCGATACGCACCTTCAATATCTACATACTGACCATAAAATCCACTAGAAATAAAATTATCAACCCCATCCTCATTGTTCTTGGGAACAGGGCTGATTATTGTTTTGGATTTCTTCTGCGTATCCTCAATTGAAAAACCGAAAAGTTTTGCCATAGTATAATACTCTTTAGCCTACTATTATAGCACTATTTAGTTAATGTCGTCACCACCAGCATTTGGACCAGTACCTTTAATTGCTTCCCAATATTGAACTTGTAGTTCAACAGTAAACTCTTGAATCCCTTGAGCATCATAAGAAAGTTCAATAGGACCAACCTGAGTTGGGAATGTGTCATAAAAACGGTACGATCTTAACGTTGATCCGTCACGATCTAACTGATAAACATAAGCATCTGCCTGATAATCTGCTGGATTAACTAAACCAGTATTATCAGAAAGTCTGTTAATAGTATTCTGCCATTTTTCAAATGCTGAACGAATAGCAAAATCAGTATCGTTAATAACTGTAACTGTCCAAGAATCAAATGTTCTGTCTCCAGCAATTTTGAGAATCCTTCCTCTAAAAGGAACCTCAATCTGAGCAACATTAGATGCTGGCATATTAGCACCCTTTACTAAGAATCTTGCTTTATCAAGAACTTCTTGATCAGGTGCAGCAGCATCTGGGAACGTGAGGACAACTTCAAACAGATTAGCACGAGCACCACCACCCGTCAATTTACTCTTGAAGTTTGATATCGTCCTTAATGGTGGTGGATTAACTTGGTTTCTAGCCATGATTGAATTAAACCTCTAAATTAAACGGAACCGATTACTTCTTCAAATGCAACACCAGTTCTGGTAGCAACAAAGGTTAGTCCGATGAAGTTGATAGAACGTGCTGGTTTGATGAATATGTCAGCAACAAACTCATTTGCGTCAATGACTGCTGCTGTGTTATTTGTTTCATCACAAATAACTACGAAGTCGAAGATACCTCTCTTCGCTTGAACATCTCTAAGGAATGGTTCAATGATATTTACAAAGTTTGTCCTTGTAAGTTCATCGTTGAACTCAAATAGTTGATCCTTAGCAGCGGCTGCGATAGCATCTTCAAGGTAGATAAACAATCTACGAACGTTAATGCGATCAAATGCCGAGGATTTGCCAAATGCGGTTTTATCACCGAATAAGATAATTCCTGCTCCAGGAGAATTGATTACTGGATTAATTCTGTTTGAGTACAGAATATCACGTTGTTTTTTACCTGGGTTGTAAACAAGTTTCACTGCGTTAAGAATAGCACCTCTTGCTGTACCCGCAGGTGAGAACCAAGGGAACTGCTCAAGGCTTGTTCTAGCACATGTTCCAGCAATATCACCATTTAATGGAACGTATCTAAATGTGTTATTGAAGCGGTCATACATGTACTTGTAACCACTATCAAGAACTCCATAAGTTGATGATGTAACTGGTGAGTAGTATTTAACTACATTTTCAGTTATAGTATCAATACTATTAACTGTTGTTGCGGTTCCATCACTAGTTTCATTTAAGAATGCTCCTCTATATGGAGAAACAAATGCTACACAATCCTGTCTTCCTTCAGCAACAGCAATTACTTTTTGACCAAGTGCTCTTGCCTTATCTAATGTGTAGTCTGCCGATCCCATTAGAATGAAATCAACATCAGTTTCTTCTGCGTTATCAAATAGTGTATATCCACTAATGATATCATCTAATCCACAATTAAAAGCACCTTCAGTATTAACTGCTTTCTTTACAGCAGTATCTTCTTTACCACCGTATAAAGTACCTCCAGTTAATCCATAACCAACATTACCGATACCTGAGAAGTTAACACCTTGTGCTGGTTGATTCCAACCATTATCACTATCTTGCTCATAAACCGTAGCACCGTTTTCACTGAATGAAACTGTGGCAATTCCAACAGGCATCTGTCCAGCGAAGATATACTTAGAATTAACTTCTATGTACTTTCTCCAGAATGAACTACTTCCTACTGAATATTCAGCATCTGATGCCTTAGAAAGAGCTAAATGCTTCTCTAGAATAGTTCCAGCATTTCCTGTGATAACTCCTTCATCGTCAATAACGACAACATGAACTTCATCGAATCTACCACCTCTTCCAGCAACATATGATGATGTACCAGGTTTGTTAGCTACCTGACTCCAATCATAAGATCCAACAGATAACTGAATCTTTTGAGATTCAAACCAATCATACTCACCTGTATATTGTTGAGTAGTCCAAGCATCTGCTTGTCCAGCAGTATGAATAGCAACCTTTCCAGAGTGTGCTGCTATAATAGCGGCTGTTGGTTCTGGGAATGCGTAAGTACCATTCTGTTGATAATCTACTGCAGATATTGTTCCACCAGCAGAAACATGATTTACTAGTTTTACTGCTACTGAACCAATTCCTGTAGCAGCATCAGTTGCTACTATCTCAGAAACAACTCCAGTATACATTCCATCAAGAATGCCAGTTTCTCCAGTTTGAATATTTGATGTGTAAGAAATCAAACCATGTGGTACTGCTACAGTTACACCCATACCAACGGCAACCGTTGATGTACCATCGGAAATTTGAATTCCTTGTAGAACTTGATCTGCTCTACCGTCTATCATTGCTACTTTAAGTGAATTACCCCAAGTACCTGGTGTATTCGCAGCAAATGTTATTCCTGTTATTGGATTCTCATCGTATCCAAGTTGTTGATAATGCTCTCTTCCCTTTATTTTAATACTAGTTGCAGCACCAACTCTACCATTTCTTAGTAGTTGGTCATCTGCTCTAACGACACTCAGAGTTCCTCCATATGCCAAGTATGATGAAGCTACTAGCCAATGCTCGTAATGCTTATCAACTGAATATGGTTTACCAAAAGTTTGGAGAAGATCATCCTCACTTTCAATCAATTGTGGGTCTCCAACAGGTCCCTTTTCAAATGGGGCGACAAGTGCTCCTGTCGATCCACTCGTAGGATCCACTCGTCCGATTGTTAAATCAACCTCTCTTATTACAATACCAGGAGATGCTAAATTTAGTGGCATCTTATTACTCTCCGAGTCTCAGATTATTGCTGAAATTATTTATGGTTTAGTATGTTTCTATTGGGGAAACCATACATGAACATTACCAATCAGGGTAAGACCAATCAATATAGCGATTATTATTCTTTCTATTATTCTTTATTCTGTTTATAGTACATATCTTACATTCATAAGAATATGCTGATGGGTATGTTCTATCCTTACGAGTTAAATAAAAATCAACCATCAAATCCTTTACTTTTCCACAACTTCTACATTTTCTTTCTTTTAAAAGTAAATGATCTAATTCTAATTGATCTTCAAAATCCATCTATTGGTACAAGTAAGTTGAAATAATATATTTTTTATTTTTCTTAGGTGGAACACCACGGTGTATAAAATTCCAAGTAGATGGAAACATAAGCACTCTTCCAGCAGATGGTCTAACTTTTTTACCACTAATAAACTCTGTATATCCACCTCCACCAATACCAATATCATTCAAATAAATTAACATTGCTATCATTCTCACATTACCTGTTTCTGAAAGAGCAAAATCATCATGCCAATGAAAATATCCACCTGGTTCATAACCTTTTACATTATATCCACTATCAGTAAAACCAACACCATGAAATGGTCTTGGTCTTGGACTTAATTTATTAAAAAATGTATAAGAATAGTCGATATATTCTTGAATCATGTCTGTAACTGTATAGCACAGTATATCATCAATATCTTTCCATTCCTCATGTTCACTGATTAATAGATCTATAGAAGTCTTCAAATCAGAATCTACTACCTTTTTATCAGATCCTATTCCAACCATTCCATGTTGTTTTCTATTATCCTCTTCATATCTATTGATAATATCATTACATATTTTTTTACTTATAACATTATCTTTAACATAAACAAAATCATCTAGATTCATTACCTATAATCCCACATGTATGATCTATCACCGTACTCATCAGTATGCCACACATCTCCTTCATTGTCAACAAATGTAGTATCATCTAAACCATCAGCAACAAATCCAAATGGAGCCATATCCTGTTCTATCTGATTCTTCTGCTCTTCATAAAGTCTTTTCCGAACATCATTGTCCGTCATTTCTTTGAAATAGTCTTGTGCTACTACCCAAGCAAATATAACAAGGCACATAGCAAGGTCATCATTACAACCTTCCTCTGCCTCAAATGAATTATGCTTTTGAGCAAAAGTAGTTAATTCTGATATGATATCATAATCACTAACTAATATCTTATCATCCTCAAGCATAGTCTTCAAGTTAGAACAACCCAACTTCTTAACTGCTGCTGTTGTTCTTACACCTAACTGACATTTCTTACCAGAAAATCCTTGTCCAACAATTTGACCATTTCTTCCTCTCATAGATGCCATAAGAAGATTATCGTACTCTAAATCATATTGAAGAATACTTGCAACCTGATCTCCAATATCATTTACTTCTACTAATATGAATGATTCATTATATCCTTTTGCCACATCATGTATGATGTTTGGAAACAGCATAGGTTTAATTTCATTATTCCTATACTTTGCTACAACTTTATATGGGAAGTTTGTAATGTCAAAAACAATGAAAGCAGAATAATCATTACCCAATCCACGAGCAACATCAACTGTTATCATATAATTATGTTCTGGTATAGGTTGTTCATATACATCCAATCCAGCATTTCTGTTTATTGGATCTTCAAATACTAAATTTTTAAGTTTAGTTGCAGCAATTAGAGTATTAACAGATCCTAAGAACTCACATTCAAACTCAATCTTAAACTGTTGCTCTGATGTGTTTGCGATTGTCGATTCTTTCCACGCATCATCTCT